GTGACTCACTTTTGTCGCCCTGCTGTTTCATTAACTGAATGAAGTTCAATCCCTCATTCATGTCAAGCATTTGTTGCGCCATTCCGGGCATTTCAGGCATATATTCAGATAATTTCATAAATTAATCCTTACCTAAGTCATTAAACCGTTGCGAAACCAATGTATCCATACCTGCTAATTTAAGAACGGTGTCCATCGCTTTCTCTTTAATATGGGAATGCTCGGAATACACAGTACGTGTATCAGACAATTGCTCTTTCTGATTCGCAATTATGGTTTCCAAATTTTGTATTTTTAGTATAGCTTGCTCGTACTGTTCAGACATATCAGCAAACTCTTCTGAATCCCCCGTGTTCGACACGTTATCAAGAATTCCTGACCGTCCCGCTTCCTTCATCAAGGATATAAATGCCCCCTCAGATATAACGGTTACCGCCTCAGATGAATCACCTACCTCGTCTTCCGGGCCTATAGTCTTCAACTCTTCATGCCATGTATCTAAAATACGCCACGTCCCAGATGCATCCCTATTAGAAATATACTGCTCGTCACGTTCTCTAAGAATATTACCTAAAGTCATAATTACTCTCCTACTTACCTAAACTATTATACTACATAAACTAAAATTTACGCTATGTGGCACTTACTCCAACCACAAGATTTACACGTTATGCACCCACTTTCCTCAATTAAAAAAGCGTTATCACAGCACGTTTCTTCTAACTCGTTGTACGTTGCCTCAAACCCCTCAAGGACAGGTTGATTATTGGCTTCAGATTTTACCAAAACTTCTTTGTCCCTGCTACCAGACCTATATACCGTTATACCTTTACAGTTACTTTCCCAAGATAGCATATATGCAGTATACACGTCTTCTAATGTTGCGTCATTAGCAAAGTTAATTGTTTTAGAAATACCGGAATCACACGATTTTTGGAAAGCGGCTTGCATAGCCACATGTGCTTCTGGGGAAATATCCATAGCAGTTGTGTACACACCCTTAACCCAGTCTGGAACTTCCGCTCTGTCCTTCAAGGAACCCCCATTAGAAATATGTTCCATCAGATCATCAGAGTAGAAGCCGAAATTATGAGCATCTTTTTGGAAATATTTGTTTACATAATACAAAGTTTCCCCTTCAAGGATATTCATCTTCTTCCACGCCAATGCAAATGTAGGCTCTACGCCACTAGAAGTGTCGGCTAACATAGAAATAGTTCCTGTTGGAGCTACCGTTAAGCGGCAAGCGTTCCTGAATTTTCGACCGGATTCAGCGTAGTCACTTTTCTCCCATGCGGGAAATACCCCACGTTCTTCAGCTAATACGGCTGACTCGTTATCTGCTACGTCTTGGATGAAGCCCATAAGTGTTTCACCAACATGTCTACCTGTTTCCGTATCATAACCCACACGTAAACGAATTAGTAAGTCTGCGAAACCCATTACACCTAAACCAATTTTTCGAGTTGCCTTTGTCATGTTTTCTATTTCAGGCGTTGCGTAATAATTTGCATCAATAACATTATCTAAAAAGCGTGTTGCTATCTTTACAACTTTACCTAATTCAGACCAATCTATATTTTCTTTCCAGTCCAAGGTGGGTTCTGAGGAGTGTGCTAATTTAGTGTCAGCATAAAAATTAGCAACATTAATAGAGCCTAAGTTGCATGACTCATTACCCAGAAGGGGTTGTTCCCCACACGGATTAGTTGCAATCATTTTACCGTAAGTGTCTGATACGTGATTATCTTTATTTACGGTATCTAAGAAGATCATTCCCGGCTCACCGTTCCTCCACGCCCCATATACAATCTTACTGAACACCTCACGAGCGTCTAACTCTGTGACGATTTCTTTTGTTCGTGGGTTAATTAAAGGGTAAGTAGTACCGGCTTTAACTGCCTTCATGAAATTATCAGTTACGCCAACAGATATATTAAAGTTGTGGATTTCACCCTCAATCTTTTTACAGTCAATAAATTCTAAAATATCTGGGTGGTGAATATCCATAACAGCCATGTTAGCACCATCACGTTTACCGCCTTGAGTAATCATCGAAGACACCCTTGATAACGTCTTAAGCACCTCTATCGGGCCACACGAAATACCATGAGTCGTCTTAATTCTATCCCCCTTAGGGCGAAGATTAGATAAAGCGAACCCAGTGCCACCACCAAATTTTTGAACCATAGCAGTGTCATGGGCGGCTTTCATAATGCCTTCCATGCTATCTTCTAAAGGAAGCACGAAACATGCGGATAAGGTTCCTTGTTTTGTTCCCGCATTCATTAGTGTTGGGGAATTCGGTATAAAATCTAAATTAGACATAATAGTATAAAACTCGTTAGCTGAAAGCTGGGTGTCTACATCTAGTTTGCCGTACCGTGTTTCAATAGCGGCGATTGCGTCAGCGACACGCCTAAACAAAGCGGAAGCATCTTCGGTAACCTCATTATTATCGTTCTTTAGGAAGTAACGTTTCTCGGCTACTACCTTTGCCTGTGGACTTAAGATTACTGGTATCGTTCCGATGGTATCCGTTAGTGTCATAGTTGTTGTCATTTATTTCTCCTACCCTCTGTATCCACAGTATATACATAATTTACGTTCTCGTACCCAAAAACTTGGTTGACATACCGATTCAGAACAATCGGGGTTTAAATGCTCACCACTTTCCTCAACGGGGTTCACGCTCTTTAATTTTAGCATGTTATCTAAACGTTCGGAAACCCCTTTATTATCAACACCATTTTCTTTAGCCCGATCTTCTGGAGTTTCCCCCGGAGACACCGCATCAAGCCAGTCCGTTGCGCTACCTAAAGTTGCATACTTGTAGATAGTAGTTTCGTAAGCGGCTTGTACCGCCATAGCAATGGAAAAGAAAGCATCCCCGTGTCCCATAGGAGTAACGGGGGCTTTTAAATCATTGTTTACAGAAATTATCTGTTGGGACTGTCTTTCATCTTTTAGGAGTTTTAGCTTACCCCCATGTACATATTCTTCTAAAACCTGCGCCATAGTGTGTTTACTTTTTGCAGTGAATACCATAGGGTGCCAAACTTGCGCTAATCCACGATCTTCTAATTCTCCTCTTGTATTATCAATATACCCTTTTTCTAGCTGAAAGTTTTGCGCTATTTCGTTCAAAAACTGTATTTGATCAGAATAATTCCACCCGTCTAACCACGTCTGATTAATTTGTTTTATTTCGTCACCTACCCGACTGAAGATTACTAAGTGGGAAGGGTGTCGCTTTTTACCAACATCAAACCCTGCAAACAACTGTTCGTTTTCTGCTTTTTTATACGGGGTGTGGACACTAAATTGTCGTAGAGAACTATCTTCACAAGCGGCAATATCTTCCCTGTTGAAATAAGATTCCGTTTGGAATGATGGTTGTAGTAAGAACTCAGAAGCGAATGATTTCGGTCGTGCCTTTTGTTGTGCTGTTAGCCATTCCTCAGAATACAGTGAGGGCATAAGTATGTGGCGATCAGGGGTAGGGTCAATAGCGGGGAGAACACGAGATATAAACCGGTCATCACGTTGTAGTTTACCTAATAAGTCGTCGGGGAGCATAGGGGTTCCCAGAACAATAACTGGGGCTTCTTGATTCGGGATAAACATACTTTCAGTCATGAAGTGATCTTCAATTTTATTTATCTCGCCCAACTGTAACGGGTTTTCTGGGTCTCGCAATATGTCATCAGCAATCAACGCTCCGTTTACGTGCATACCACGTTTGAATGAAAACAAACCCCCATGCAGTATTTCAACAGGTTTATTATTTACTGTATACCTAAATTGAAATTCCGCACGAGAATTACGGGCGGTGAGCATATCCATTAAGATTGGGTTTCTCTGAACCGTTTTATTAATTTCTGATATGTGGTAACGTGCCATCGTATCGCTATATGATAAATATAGGATTGACATGTCACGAGTTGCTTTCAACAAACGCCACACACTAAAAGCATGTCCTAGTAAAGTACTTTTGAAATGAAAACGGGGTAAGATCGCCACATAGTTTTTATTGTCTGATAAAGCTCTTTCAGCATCTTCTGTAATAACCCCTACGTGCCACGTATCAAATAGTTCTGGTCGCTCAAAACTTTGAGACCAAATATCTACAACAAATTCATGAAAGCTTCCTATAGATTGTTTTTGATTGGTAGAAAGTCCTTCAGATAACCGTGCTAACGCATCAGCTACCGTTACAACCTCATTAGCCATTACTTATCACCTGCTTGTTGAATAACACCTTGAAAACGAGCCGCAATACGACTAACGGTTTCAGGGTCAGCAATTTCCTCAACTAAAACATTTAATATGTCCTGCACAAATTGAACGTGTATCAAACCTTCCATAGTTTTACGTTCCCCTTGAATACTCATATCCACGGTACGTGCCGCTACTCCAGCATCATGGAAGTTTAAACCCTTTAATTCATTTTGAGCTTTTTCGCGTATGTCTGTATATGTATCTAAATGCTCTGTTTGTAGCCTAGCAAAGCGTTGGCTTTCGGTTTCCATTACCGTAGAAACCCCAGTCTCTTGAATTTGTAGACGCTTCTCATCCCAGTTAAACTTCTTAGCCCACGAATAAATAGTCGAAATAGTAATATCGACTTCAAACTTTTCCGCAAGTTTTTCAGTTATTTGTTTTGCTGTGTCTGACCCTGCAACATACAAACTCATTGCTTCTAATCTAACATCAGTTGGAATTAATCTAGGCATTACCGCCCCTCATTAGGGTCAGAAGAATACTCGAATGACTGAGACTCAATGCTACCACCGTAAGGACTTCCATCTGATTGAAGAAGTTTACTGAAATCCGTGTACCCCGTTTTGTTAGAAGCTGCATTGAAGCACATAGGTACTTTAAATTTAGCTCCGTTAGAAAAGAATTCTTGAAAATCCACTCCAATTTCATCTCTTGTACAAACCCCCTGCCAAACATTTTCTCGTTCACTGATTGGTTTATAATTGCTGTTCTTCCGCAACGCCCCTGTAGTTCTTTGGGTATCATCAAATTGTTTATTATTCACACACGCCAAGTACTTACACCAAACTACAACCCCTTGTTGTTTCTTTAAATCTTCAAGGGTGGTTCCTTCTGGGAATTTATCTTTATATTCCACCTTTTCTGCCTTCTTACCCGGACTCATGTAAAAGGTAGGCGGCTTAACAACCTTCTCGAAATTAGGCATTCTCTTCTCCTCTTCTCTTTGCCCATAACGCAATGCAAGCGGCATCGGCATAATCTTGTTCAGGGAATACGTCTCCCCATTTCTCTACAGCGTATTTTTTTATATCAGGTTTCCCGGCGTTCCCCTTACCTAAAATCTGCTTTTTCCAACTCCTATTATCGACAGGAACGCACTCAATCCCCTTAGTATGAAGCATGTACTTCGCAACACTAACCACACCGGAAATCTCCATTGTGGTACGTGCATTTTGAATATAAATGGCTGCCTCAATTGCAGAACTATGTATTCCATTATACTCTAATTTTTGGTTTAGGTATACACTAAAGTTGTCAAATATTTGATAAAGCCTAAAATCAAATGGGTCTTTAGGGGTAGATGCGAATTTTAATTTAGCTACAAGTTCTTCTTGATCGTTTACGATAACTCCGTGAACTGCTTTAGATGAGCAGTCTAATCCTAAGTAATTCATCTTTGCCGCTCCCCCATTGTTCTAAGACCTACAACCCTTGACACCGATGCATAGGCTTTATCATATGCCTTAAGTGTCCCACTTAGTTGTTTTAAACCTGCCTCTGTTTCGATAACCTCTTTCCGTAATTCCCACAATTGGGTGTATGAGTTTAAGGCTTCCCCACGCAATTCTTCTCGTGTAGGTTTCTTCTTACCCGCTTCTTCTCTTTCCGTAGCAAGTTTGTTCATAGCTTTAGCTAACCCGTCATCAAAAGCTGCCTGTAATGCGGAAAGGGTACTATCCAATTTTGCTACCTCTGCTTCTAGATAACTAGTGTATCCACCAAACATGGCTAGGTAGCTTTCTAGCCCCTCATTAGATGTGGAGGCGTAATCTCCTAATGGCAACTTAGGTAGGTTAGAAATGTCCACATCAAAGGAGGACACTTGTAAATCGGAAGCTAATTTTCTTCGTACATTACCTAAGGCTTTCATTGGAGACCATGCTTTATTTTGGTCTTGTGGGTTGTCGTCTTTATAGTTAACCATTGGTTACCCCTTTACATTTACACCACGTATCCCCAGTACAGGTTTCCGGTATGCTCGTCATGCCCATTATATTAGTACAACGTTCTAGTAAGGTTTCCCATACTAAGGGTTGCCTAGATACTTTGAAGGCTTTTAAATTTTGGTCATTTTTATTTTCATACAAAACGATACCATATTCATTATTTAGCATGTTTAGATAAATTTGTAATTGTATAAAATGCTCATGTTTTGGTGAACTTTTTAGTTCTTTAAACCCTTTATCATTAATAGATTTTAACTCTAACACCGCCCTGCCTTCGGTTGGGTGCTGGATAAGGAAGTCTAACCGCCCACTGATAGGAGGCATGTCCATCTTTAATGGTTGCTCACGAGCGATAACAATACCCATTTTAGTGAAGTACTTATCCATCCTATCTTCTAGGGAGCCACCTACATCAAAGATACGTTTTACTCTTGGGTCTAGGGTTTCCCAAGGCAATAAACCATTGAATGAAGCATATAAGTACCGATCACAAGTGCTACCCAAAGCAGAAGGGTAGAACACCTGCCCTCTGTGGGGAGCCATTTTACCTTCTAAATGCGTATTTAGTAATTTTAAAAACTCCCTATCTTGGTTAGTTGTTCTAACCGCAGCCTTCCTTTTCGTTTTCTGCTTTGTTAATCCTTTAGATTTCCCAATTTGTTTAATTCCTGCCATAGAAATTCCTTTATTTTACCTTTAGTTGTTTCTTTACAATGCAATACAATTTGTATGTCTCCGGTCTGTATTAAGTTGCGATCTCGTATTCTATCACGTTTACCTAAATGACCGTACACCCCATCCGCTTCAATTACCATATTTAATTCTGCAATATAAAAATCAACTGTATACGGAGGAAACGGTGCTTGCGTCTCATAACGTATTCCCCATTCCGATAAATAGTTAGCAATTATATTTTCTTGGGCAGTATAGTCTCTAGGTAACACTGTTTTTTAGTTCCTCCAGTAATTGTTCATCCTCTAAAAAGACTTTCTTTAATCCATTCAGACCCATGTATTTCTGTTCTTTATACGTATACCAAGGCCCTGCCTGAGTTATAAGTTTGATGCCTATTGCTTCTCTAATATAGCTTTCTAGAATGTCTATGCCTCCATCTACCCTAAAAGGTACCGTTGCAGAATTCCAGTTCTCTCCCCCGATTTTAGTTTTCCGCAAGCGTACATCCATATCAAAACCAACCTTAACGCCAGCATCTTCTATCCAACCTTTACGACGTACCTGTAAAAGTGCATGTGCAAAGAATGACTGTGCCAAGCCTCCCGGCATGTTATCTAATGCTACGGGGCCAATGCTACTACGTACCTGATTGATTGCCACCAACGCACCGCCGTTAGATAGACTAGGGAGGACTTTAGGTAACGAAGAGTTAACGAAACGTGCTTGCCACGCCATTGGGTTGAACGAGAAATCCTCTTCTAGGTTCTTGTGGGGAACAAGCCCAGCAATACTATCTAATACTACTAAATCAAAAGAGGCATCAAGTAAGGTACGGATTGTATCCATAGCTTCCTCACCGCTTTCAGGTTGCCCTACAATTATTTTACCTGTGTCTATTCCGCAACGCTCCATCCAATCGGAGTCCCATGATAACTCTGTATCAATCCAAGCTGCTTTTCCACCTGCCTTCAAAACGTTTGCACAGATTTGGGAGGCTAGGTAGGACTTTCCCACGTTGGTAGGCCCGTATATAAGTGTTAAACGCTTCTTAGCTATACCACCCGCCGTTAATCTGTCTAACGCAGGTATCTCAAAGGGGATTTTAGAATACTCAAACTCTTTATCGTCACCCCTAAAAAGGTTTAATTTTTTATTTTTAAGTAGCTCATTAATAATTTTTTCTGAATCTTTTTCCATTTATTCCTCTTCCGGTGTAAAACTAATATCGTAGGTTCGGTTTAGATATGCCTCCGCCCATGCAAAGCAAACTGCGGCACATTGAATGATTTCTGTATACATATCTGTTTCGTTTTTTTCATACACTTCTCTTGCGACTTCACCTAGTTCTTCTGTTAAGATTACCGTCCAATGAGAGTCAGAGTTCTGTGTTTGGTCACCCCACTTTAAGTCTTGACGCTCTCTTTCAGCTAAAACTTTTTCCAGTACCGTAGCTCTAATTATTTCGTTACCTCTCCGTGTACGGCTCATTTAGAAGTCCCTTCATTCAGTACTTCATCAATATTCTTGTCTACTTCATCTCGTACATGCGCCCAGATTTGCCCTAAGGCAAGTTCCGTTCCCTCAATCTGAGTGGGGATATCCATATCAGTATCAATATCATGTACTTCACAATCAATACGTGCGTACTGATTAGTGTCTAAAGGCCCTACCCTGAATGTAAACCCTAATTTTAGTCCTACCTTAGCCATTAGTCTCTCCTTCTTACTTACCCCTCAACTGGGGGTATGGTAAATTAATTTTATCTGGGTTGTTTTGTTTGAACTGCCGCACTAAACTTTTAGTCTCTTTACGGTTTATACCTAAAATATAACAATATTTATGCTTTGTGGGGGACTGCCTTTTCTCGCAACTGTTTTTATGCCTAGCCCTCTCTTGTTTTAGTAATTGTGTACTTTCTTCGGGTATATTTTGCCAATTTACTTTGCGGTAATTCTTTTTGGCACCTACCATTTTATACCATTCTGGCTGCCATTGCAACCCTAAAGCCTTCGCATATCGAACAATCTGACTCCTATCACTAAACCCAGAGTCTCCAAACCACCCACGTTCTCTGTTTTGAGGGTCAAGGTACTGATAGCCGCTACCAAATTTTTGACCTAAATAGATGAAGTTGCAAGCTTGATAAATAGTACCTAATTCCTTAGCTTCGGGGTCACTGTACGCTGTAAAATACCTAAAGTCTGTGTTTTTCACCATCCATTTAATAGATTGCATTATTAACCATGAAGCTAAATTTTTAGGTGACCACGAAATACAGGCACCCCTAGCAATTAATTTTTCTAAATTCTTACCTTCCGCCCCTAATAAATTTGAAAACGTGTTAGGTGTAGCCATTACAACAACCCCTGCAAGCAGATTAGAGGACTTTAACCTAGCGGTAAATCTATCTGTAACCCATATAGGCATTTTACCAAGCCATTCGTGCCGTTCGATAAACTCTTTAACTTCCCGGCAACCCGCTTTGTTGTCTTTAGCAATGTACTCAAACTTAAAATCATCTATAGATAAAGCTTTAACAGCTTCTTCCGATAGATTGGAAAGGGCTAAGTCTTCTACTTTATTTTGAAGACGTATCTCATATTGCCAACTATGTTCTTTATCGTAATTGCTAAACCTTTGGTGTGCCTTTAAGACCAATCTATTGTCCAATCTATTTCTGCTTCTTGTACGTTCGGCTCGAAATCTACTTTAGTAGCCCATGACGGTTTACATACCTCAACGTCAACTTCTAGCGGGATTCCTAAAGAGTTTTCTTGTAGTAGGTTTTGAATGTTAGGAGTTACATCGTTTAGTTCTGAATCATGAACTTCACAAATAATCTCATCATGAACCTGTACTAAAATATTACTTTTCTTATTTGATAAATATTTATCTACTTCTATCATTCTTTCACTTAAAATATCAGCACTTGTGCCTTGAACAAGGTAATTCACCCCTTTATACGCCAAGTCTTTTGGAACTACGTATACTCTGCCGTACCTATTCTTAATCCACCCCCTGCTACTAACAACACGTACTACCTTCTCAAAGAATTCCCGTGACCCTTTTAGTCCCTTAAAATACTTTTTCTTATAGTCGGAGGCTTGACTCATCGGTACTCCAAGTTGAATACCTAGCTTCTTAGCCCCAATGCCGTAAATAGTGCCGAATGTAATAGCTTTTGCCATTTGGCGATAGTACTTATACTCTGGGTCGTCCTTCTCAACATTGAAAGCTAGTGTAGCAGCTTCACCGTGAAAGTCTACATTCTCTTTTTTAAGTAGTGCGTCAATTTCAGCGTTACGGAAGTAATCTAAAAAGACTCGTACTTCCATTTGAGAGTAGTCAAATCCAACTAAGGTGTAGCCGGGACGGGGTACAAATAATCTACGGATAGAAATCTGATGTTCCTCTGTTTCATCGAAAGATTCATCCCCAATAAAGCCCCATGTATCAATAACCTCATCAGATAAATCCTCATTGAACGTTCCACCTTTAGCAGAAACAGCCGCAGAGATTCGCCCTTTCACTGTTTCCCGTTCTTGTGGCGACAGAGCATCATCTGAAAGCCTGAAGTGAGTTCTAGGTAAATTTTGTAGGTTAGGGTCTCTGGAAGATAAACGCCCTGTTAGGGTTCCCCAATTACAAAAGGTAGTATGTATTGTATGTATATCAAAGTAAGGTTCCAGATAGGTTGAACGTAGTTTACCTAATGTTCTATATTGCCTTATATAACCTGCAACAGGGTGATTTATTTGCGCTAATGCTTCTTCCCCCCACGATTCGTTGCCTTTTACGGTCTGCACCGCAGATTTAATGCCTAACCCCTTTAAGGCTGTTCCGACCTGTACAGGGCTGGTAAGTAAGAACTCATGCCCTACCGTGTTGAAAATACGTTCCTTAATCTGCTCCTGCCTTTTAGTTAACTTATCCGCAGCTTTTTTAGCATACAAGCTATCTACAGGTAACCCACGCTTTTCCATAGCAAATAAAACATGTGTTAATTCTTTTTCTAGTTCAAATATTCTAGTTTGCTTCGTTTTCTCTATTCGTGGAAACCTATCTTGGAAAATTTTCCATGTATACTCAACGTCCTTTTCGCAATAAGGCCCTAGAATTGTTGGAGGGGCTTGAGAAAAGTCCTTGTTCCACTTATTTTTACGTAATATCTTTTTAGTAGATATGTCGTACTCTGCGGCAGCTTCACCGTAAAGGCGTTTTATTGTGGCTGTAAGGGAAAACTCTCTAACATCCGCAGGTTCCGTCAATCTTACTAGTACAATAACATCTAATAATTCTTTACCTGTAATAGATAATCCATCCTTCTCTAAGAAGTGTAGATCGAATTTAATGTTATACCCAATAAGAGTAGAGCATTGGTTCATAGCTTCCATTAGTTGACCTAATTGGAGCGGGTGTAGGTTCTCCGCCTCTAAAGACGGGAAGTGCCTAAACGGGAAATAGAAAGTCTCCCCTGTTTCGATACCGACTCCCACCCCACATATTTGATTTTTCCCAAACCAATCTAAACCGTTAGTTTCTACATCAACCGTCCATGTAGGATAATTTTTTAATTTATCTAAGGTTTCATCGTATGTTTTAGAGGTAACTAGCATCCCGCTCCTAAAAAGGTAATAGGTATCTTACTGGGGGATTCCCCCCAGCAAGAAATACCTACAAGAAAAAAGGTTATCCAAAAAGATCGTCTGAACTGTTTAATGAAACAGGGTCAGACTGATTTGATGGCGCACTAGACTGCTCACCACCGTAACGGTTTTTGTAATAACTCTTAATATCAACTAAATCGGAAACGTTAGCTAACTTGTCTTCTGGAACGGAAGTGTTCCTAGCTGTGGCAGAAAGCGTGTATGACGTGTCGTACATGCCTGTTCCTGCCCGCTTGATACGCATAACACCTTTGTTTAGTGAACCCCAGTCGTTATAAATATCAACCAGTTGGTTCCAAATGTAATTACTACGCCCAAAGCCTAGAGGGATAACCCTGAAATCATCAACATGCTGAACAAACAACTTCTTGCCCTGAGGCCCTTCAACTTCTTCCCAGTCGTCAAAACGCTTCTCAGTGTGCATGATATCATGAACATAGCCCCAGAACGCAAACTTGTGAGAGGCTCTAACGTTATCAGGAACATCTGAAGCGTCTGTGTCGTCGTCTTTTAGAAGATTAATCCAACGAGTACCTGAACGATACGTGTAAAGATAAACTTCATCTAGTAATTTATCGTTCTCTTCTCCAGAAGCAACCGGCGTTACGAACGCTTGGTCACCATCTTTGAAAAAGACTTCCTGCCCATTAGCTTGCGACAGTTGAGGGTTAGAACGTTCTTCAACCCTGTTTTGAATAGCGAATATGCCACCCATGCGTACCTCCTTTAGCCTTTACCAAAAGGCTCTGTTTTCTATTACTTCATTAAGTAATGATTTTTTACGTATCTCTTGTACGTCGTTTACCCCTTTGGGTAACTCTATCCATGATACCATACAAGTATCTTTCATGCAACTATTAATTTTATTAATTGCTTTTTGTCCCGCTTCATCATTGTCTAAACACAATACAATTTCTTCTGGTTTCAAGGCTGTTAGCCTAGATTGCTGCTCTCGTGAAAAAGAAGCCCCTAATAAAGCCATACTTGTGTAGCCGTTTTGGGATAACCACATAGTATCCAATGCACCCTCAGTAATACATACAGTTTGTGTTGATTTTATTTTATGCTCCCCAAATAAAAGGTGGGATTTCTTCAAGCCTTTAGAGTATAAATATTTAGGAGTTGCGTCTATGCGCCTCTCCATCCACCCAACTAAATTTGAAGATGCATCATGTACAGGAATGATTAAATCATTATACTTATTCATGCCGCAACCCCAAGATTTTAATGTGTCGGAGGAAAACCCCCGATCAAAAATCCATTTAGGGACTACCCCTGCGTCTCCGGGGTACGTTACTACCTCCATCTGGTCAAGAGGGGGAAACTCGTCTTCAAAAAAATCAAACTCTATTTCAATTGCACTGTTAGCAACGTCTTGTTCAATCTTTGTAGTATCTTTACCTGTGTACTTAGCTAAAAATGTTACTAAAGACCCCTGCCCACAGCCAGCAAAACATATCCATTTACCCATTGTTACGTTTATAGAGCATGAAGGTAGTTGGTCTATATGGAAAGGACAGGAAATATTAAATTGTTCACGCTCTAAGGGAACATCTATCCCTACGTCAAGTAATAAACTAGACCAATTAACCACTACTTACCTTTCGATGCACGTAAAAACAACACAATATCGCTGGTGTACCCGTTAGCGTCTACAACTTTGCCTTTCTTAATATCACCAACGGTAATATCAACCTTAGGCTTGCCTGGCCCTTTAGAAGTGCCTTGCTTTACTATAACGCTATCGGTATCAGATTTAAATAAATCAAATAATCCCATTAAAAATCTCCTTACTAAAAACCACCATCATCTAAATCATCGTCGTCAACGATGGAAAATTCATCGTCTTCATAGATTTTACCATAGTTTACGTCCCAATGCAAGTAGTATTCTTCAGAGGGTAATACCCCATCTCGATACTTCTGTATCTGCATTAGGCGTTTATCCTCGTTGTCTTCTACAAGGCACATAGCCATAGCAACGTCTGCCGCTCTGATTAAAGCGTCTCCAAAGGCAACCTGATCGGCTCGTGGTGGCTCAAACATATTAGCGGCTTCTCTAGTAGCTTGCGTTGAAACCCAAATTGCTGTGTTAGTAGATAAACATAAGTTTTTCATGCCGTAGAAAAGCGCATGAGACTGTTCCCACATGGCTTTCTTACCGTCCCCTGAAGAAACTAAGTAGATTCCATCTAGAACTACAAAGTCTGGAGAGTGTTTCCGTATCAAACGAGCGATACTTTCAATAGAAATGGTGGACTCACCTTCTATATGGTCACAAACTAAAAGTGACCTACCATTCAATTCTTGTAGAAACTTCTTGTATTGAACTTCATCAATTGGGTCACCGTTACGCAAGGCTCTATGGGAGAAGTTATACCCCATTTTATTAGCTAGTACCACATCCGCCCTTAGACTTATTGCTGATGTTGTCATTTCTGTAGAAACTAATAAGGTTTTATACCCAGCCGCAACCGCAGTAGCAGCCGCCTCAACACACATCCACGTTTTACCTACTGTTGGTCGTGCAAACATAGCTACAAGTTCTCCCGGCATCCACCCAACACCTGTGCTATTGAAGGTCTTAAAGGGTGTTGGTACTCCCATCATACCTTCACCCATAGCACGTTTTTCAGTTCTCTCTTTCCACTCATCGAAGCGTTCAGAGGAGCCGCTGTTATAGATAGAAACGTCTTCATCGGTCTCTATCTCTACGTCCCCCAGCTTTGAAATAATTGTTGATAATGCCTTTGCGGGATTATCCTTAAGCATTTCCTTTTCCGATTGAATGGAAGCTACAATTTTACGATAAATAACCTGATCTTTGAACTGATCTACAGCGTAATCATAATTTAACGTCTGTGCGGAAACGTCTAAGGTAGGATAATTTTCGGACAATGTGGATGCAGAAGGAGTTTCCCTATACTGATCTACATAATCTACGATAAATGTATGTACTTCCCCGTGTTTCGCAAAGTCCTTACCAGTGTACCTAAAGTTTTTAAAGTTTACTGGGTCTGTTAAATTAAATAAAACCCCTGATTCAATATATTCAAAACTCTGCATTATTACCTCGCTATATAAAGTACTCTTGGCCCGTTACCATGTACATAGCATACCACACCACCACCACATGTGTCATCAGCAATTTTTTTCGCTTCTAAGAACGTGCTGTGTGTGCCTTCGAGCCATACGTCTTTATTATCTGTTATGGATATCACTCGGAAGGAGCCTTGCGGAGCTTCACGAGAGCGTAAATCTGATGCCTTTAAGTGTTTGCGGGTATTGTCAACCTTCACAAACCCGCCCCGCCTGTTTTTATTCTGTCTGGGCATTGCCCCACTCCTTTAACTTGTTTAAAATCTTTTTCTTTTTTTGCTCCGAAGCTGCTGTGGGGAACCATTTAGAATTCAAAAGGGTGTACTTTCGCCAGTACGCTTTTATTTTATCCGTCCCATAGACCATAACTTTATAATATATTTCTGCATTGCTATCTGGGAGATAATATTTAAATTCAAAACCCTTGATAATATATTTTATAGTAACTGTATCTTTACGGGTGTGTATCCCATTATAAAAACCAGCTAAAACCGGAAATAACCCGTATTGCTTAACAGCTTCTTTAATTAGCTTAAGGTCATAACCAATAAAACCTTTATTAGTATATTCTTTATTATGCTTTTTAGAATATAACCATGTAAAAACCCCCCGCACATCTTGCGAGTTGTAGTCTTTTAGAGGTTTTCCGTCCCGTTTAACCATAATAAAACTCTTTTCTCGTTCTGCCTACCCAATCTCTGCCTAATCTGAGTTCTAATTTTATACGCTGATTCTTGTAAAGTGTTAGAAATTTCATCCATTGTTAGATTTTCCATACGTAAAGCTAAAAAAGATTTTTCCGTATGGGAAAACCCAAAGTGTTCTAAAGAAGATTTTAATACTAACTCAGAGTCCATGTCAATGGTTACCGATAAAGCTTTTTCAGCAGAAGACGGATAGTATTCCGTTTCGTGACTAAAAGAAGATAAATAAGCGTCTAAACTTTGCGGTTCAGGGCGGCGTTGGGCTTTAGTTATCAAAGTTCTTATTGTATTAATCATAGTGGTATGTAAATAGGTGTGAAACGAAACCTTTCTGCTAGGATCAAAGCCTTTTGCTGCTTTTAGAATAGCAATACGTAATTCTTGTGCTATATCCTCCCTATCCATACCACGTATAGAAGTTGTCTGGAGCATTCGATTAATCTTAGGTTCCCACTGTTCTATCAATTTATTGTTTATGTCCATTAAACCCCTTTTTATTCTTTTTAGTATAACTTAATTATATCAGTTTCCTTACTCTTCGTCAATATTACTAGCCGCTTTTTGCCTAGATAAACGTAAGTCATAAGTGCTGTCACTTTTCATGCCTTTTGCATAACACTTTCTACTACAATAGATATATGTACTATGGGGTGCGGCGGAAATAAGCGTTATACGCTTTCGCCTAAAAGCTACTTTACAAAATCTACAATTAACTATGATGTTAAAATATTCATACCTACACGCATCATGAATGTGGTGTACTCTTGCAGCGTGGGATTCTGTTGCTTTAGATACGTCCCCGTTACACGCTCTACAAACTACCCGTTTAGGTAAATATCTTTTATTTATTAGTACGCTTTTAGTGGGTAATTCTGCATTAGTTAAAACTTTATGTGCGTATGACTTTCTAACCCCTACCCTGTCCGCAATTTGCGTTAAACGTAAGATAGGGTTTTCTGTACGTAATCTGATGATTTGCTCACGTTTAGAAGTCATCTATAGAAGCTTGAGCTTTCTCATACGCTTTGACGTTATCGGTTTCTAAAGCTTTCCATTTAGCTGCTAATTTAGTTGCGTCTACTGCTCCCTCATCTATTCTTAAAATAAATGACGATGCGGCAACAATTCTAGTCCATTGTGCGTCTGTAAACGATACTGTTACGTCAGGCATTAGCTTTTCTCCTTTAAAATTTTAACTTCTTTACGTAATTTATTAACTTCATCTAACAACATAACTGATAAGCTATGATATTTTATTGATTCAGCCTTACCGTGTTTATCGTAATTAATCAATTCAGGGTAAACTTCATTAACTTCCTCGGCAATTAAACCTATATCTGGGGCGTTATCGAATTTATAATCATAACTTACAGGTCTTAGACTGTCAAGTTTTGAAGAATCGAATACTAACTCTTTTACATTATCTTTATATTGTATTGAACTAGACTTTTTCGCTATCTGTCCCGCCCCGGTTACAATTAAATCTGTACCCGTTGTGGAAACACTGTTATACATATATAAAGTATATCCATGAATTGCGTGCCATGCTTGAGAACCCGCCCCTAGGCTTTCACCTGCTGTACCCCCAGACGAATCAGTTGCGGGGTAAATCCCCGTGTCAAAGTAGAATTCGTTCGTTCCGTCCGATGAGTAGCCTACTTTACCAGAAGATATTCGGTAAAAACCAGTATTAGAGTCACCTTGCCATGCAATGCCGGGAAAAGAATTAGTTCCGTCTCCTACATACATGTAATAACTTTGAATACCTACCAAGGTGTTATGGTATCCAATCCAAGCATGGTTATCGCTACCTGCTGATGTTCCATAATCAACTATAGGTTCAAATATCAGCCTACTGCCACTAGCTCCGTCATCTTCACTTAACATAGTCCAGAACGCAGACTCTCCCGTCGCTGCTGCTGGAGTAGCATTACCTTGCCCAGATAAGAATGCTAATACATCTGCGGAGCCACCTCCACCATCTGTCGCATATCTAAACGTTCCATAAGCCCCTGTTTCAACATTACCTGAAGTTACTGCCGTAGCAAAGGTTAACCCAGTGAACCCATCTAAATCAAGTTTTCCACCATTTGCAATAGCAGCGTTCCCTCTATTATGCGTAAAGGTTACCTCAGAGTCTGCTGTAGTACTAAAAAGAAGCTCTACATCATCATTATATGTTGAATTACCGAAATTTACTTTAAGTTTTCCTACTTCGAGATAGGTAACTTCGTTGCTGCCACTCCCGCCATCATTAGCTAAGTTTGCACTATTCCTTCTACTGAAAGAAAAGTCGGTAGCCCCTGCTGTTAATGTTGAAGGAGAAAAGAAATTTAGGGTATCGGACGATGTGGAAGCCACGGACATTGCTCCCGCCATGTCTCCTCGACTAGCCGATTGACCAGTAGAGCCACCTTGCGTATATCCCCTATCTTCAAACGTATGGATATTAGCACTGCTAAGGAAAAGTCTTGATGTCCCCTCCGCAGCAGCTTGTTTTATTTCTACTCCATTTGCTCCAATTATTACGTTCCCGCCCCCCGCAGTTAATAATCCTGCATTTGTGCCAGAACTAAGTATTTCTACCTGAGTTGTTCCGTTAGTTTGGGCTACGAAACTCCTATTACTACCCAAAGTCCCTAATGCAACTCCGTAAAGATTGGAATCAAAAGTCCCTGCTCCTGCAAAAAGTTTATTTGTTAATGTTACGTTTGCAGATAAGAAATCCGCAGCAACTACTCCAGCTTGTATTACGTCGGCTGTTATTGAATTTGCTGCAAGCACTCCCGCTGATATCGTTGCTTCATTCGCTGTGAATGGGAAGATAGACGGGGAGTCAGAATCGTCATCAGAACTAGGGACTGAAACAGTACATAGCAAGATAGCGTCGTCCGCATATACATCTGAATAGTCATCTGTTGCTTTAATTGTAGTTGACTCTGAGTCACCAACAGATTTATATAGATATATTGTCCCCGTAGTTGTAAAGGTTACTACCCCAGCAGTAGAACTAGTTGTAACTGTGATACTAGCCCCGGAACCAATATTGGTCGCATTACTAATATTTTTACTTGAAAGAACGGTTTCGTCGGTTCCATCAGCAAACTGCACATTAGCATTATTGCCAATAGTGCCTTTGAGTCCAAATTTTATTTTATTATAATCCCCTGCCGTTCCCGTTGCCTCGAAACTTAAATTAGATGACCACTGCTGTACACCTTTTTTCGCAAGGGTAGCGGTTAGAGAGTTATCAACTATTGCATCAGCAGCACTAAGCAGTTGCGCTCCAGTTGTACTAAAGCCTGATACAGGGGTTAGGTAGGAGAAGGTAGCTTGAGAACCTACTGCGGTAGCTGAGTTACTTGCAGCTAATATCTTTACTCGATTAACCTTTTCAACATATGTCGCCTTTGTACTTGTTGAGAAGATTGCAGAATTAGCTACAACATCAAAGTAAACAATGGACTCCGCCGACATATTCCCCGTGTCTCCTGACGATATCGAATATAAAATAGCCCCCGTATCATCGTACAGTTTTCCTGCTGTCCATGCGACTGTATCGGAATCTGTAGCTGTTGCAGTTCCAGTAAATGTCCAAGATTTTACATTCGCAATATTTGTACCCTTTGTCGGGTCGGTGTCTCCATAACTTTCTACCCCGTCAACTAGAGTATCGAAAATATTTGGCTTTAATGCAGCACTGTCGTTTTTACCTACAGAGGCAATCTCAGTAAAACTAACCCCGTCTTTCTCTTCGTAATTCAAATAGGTAATTAAATGAGTACCAGAAACATCAACTAATGAGTTAGTAACTTGTGCGATATGCCCCGGACGTAACGGAATATATATCCTCATAGGTTTGGTAGCGTCAAGGGCAGTCCCGTCACTTGTTTGGGTTGCTGTATCACCCCCATAGACCACCGATGAGCTTCCAGTAGACGAAATATACGCATATCGTGTAATAGTAGTGGCTGTTGCGTCTAATTCTACAATCACATCTCCAACATGTACTCCAAATAGTTCTGGGTTATTGGTAGCCGAACCCCCATTTGTAGCAAAGGCTCCGGTCGTGAACGAAACCGTCCCATTACTACGAGATACCTTAGAGGCTTGAGCATCAATATAATGATATGGGTAATTAGCTACTTTGTAGGTACCACGTTTAATAACCGTAGTGTTTCTAGATAGGTACGAAGCTATTTCTTGCCGTATTTTTTGTGGGTCTAATGTATCAACAGATTTTACAGCTTTTGATTTTCTTACCCCAAAATTTTTAGCTACACGACATGTTGCTGTGGTTGTAGCTGTTTTTCCTGAAGTAACCCCTGTAATTGTCCCTACCGCTTCAGGAAAGTTAGCATTAAACGAAGGTGATGCTATTAGGGGGCTTACAATAATAAAACCTGTTACATTAGTTCCAGAACGTATAACAGATTGATATTCAAATTTTGCAAATTGAGCAGCCCCTCCCCCGTCAGGTGTAAATGTGAGAAGTTCCCCCTGCCCAATCGGGTATGTTGCCCCTGTGAAAGCACCATCATTAGTGAATGTTACATCTATTCTTTCAAATCTTTTAGTGACTACTCGATCAGCGGCACCTTGAGACCCATCTGTAGCCTCAACTCCCCCTTCTAATTGTAAATGCATATCACGATAGGTTAATACAACATCTGAATATATTTCACCTTTAGGTTCCTCGAAATCAAAATCATTCATCATTCGGGTATTGTAACCATCTTTAGCGAAGTTAGAGGGTTTAGGGTACTTGATTGACAACCCATATGTTTCTGGGGCTGTACTAGGACGAGTGCCACGTTTAAAGTAATTCCAATCAGCGGAAGGAGCCGCAGTATCTGTTGCACTAGTAACTACAGCAGGGTCAACAAGGTAATCATATCCGAAATCATCTGTAGCTCCATCTTCATGGGGGTCTTTCTTAGCTAGATTTGAAACTGCTTTAAGTACAGTTGAGTTACCCGGAAACTCTATGTTTCCTGCTTGATCATATTGAGTAGCAGACGCTTCATATTTATCTGTATTGGAAAAAGATATACTATCAGAGTCAAGGTAAGCAACGTTATCTATTATTGTTGCAATGTCACTAGAAACTCTAGAACCTGTTGTGTAGGCTAATGGATTATCGACCCACGTTCCAATTTTATAATTTTTAAGTTCTTCTAAATTATCTCGAAGAGTTAAAACAATTATATTTCCAAGTACTACATCATACTTTTCCTGCATATTGTAAATTTTACCAGCAAATAAAATTGTACCTGTATCACCATCACGAAGTCTAACATTTTGGAAATCAGTAAAAACCCCAGTAAACCTACCCTTTTTTTCATTAGCAGCGGCGGATGAGGCGTTTCTAGGAGTGTTACTAATAGTAAGCTTGGCAGAACGTGGGTTTCCTATCTTTTCTTCAAGCCTAAGTGACATTACTGGATTAGAATCGGTACCATCTGATTCGTAATTATCCATCCAAGCATCTGGGGACTCCCCGACATCCCAATGCCTAAATTTAGCGTTAGCCCATCTAGAGCCAGTCCAATATAATAACTCAGACTTCCGTGCCATTAGATTAAGTCCGCCTGATCAACCCAGTCCTGTCTAGCTTCGGTCACAAAAGACATTTGGAAATCATAACGATCTTCCTTTGCTGGCGCAATGCTAAACCTAGCAGACTGCAAAGCCACTCTGTACACCGCACCACCCGTCCAACTTGCTGGTAATAATAAGTCACCATCAGAATTATAGGCATTTGAACTAGAATCTGTTGGGAATGTAGTGTCTCCTACCTCTAACTCTATTTGCCCAGTAGCTGCCTCTGATGCAACCCAATCGTACACTGTGTTCTCTAACCAATTCTTAAACGGTATGTAATATGTTTGACCCCCAACCGTTATAGATGAAGGAGTTGGTTGCGTTGTGTCTACAATACCGCTTATACTAATGCTAGGTCTAAAAGACCCTAAATCAATAATTTCAGGGTTAGCTTGGGGGATTGGGATTTGAATTGGGGTTTTACTATAACTAATAGCTACGGAGTCACACTTTAAAGCAAAGCGTAACGACGCAGAGCCATGCACCCCATTCCTAAGAAGAACGGATAATTCTCCGGTTACATTTTTTGCTGACGTATAAGCCACCTATGAAACTCCTTTAGAACCCATATCCAGCAGATAATATCTGTTGATCCATGTTAGTTACCCGTACTTTTTCCTCTGCTTGCTCTACCTCAACCGTCTGTTGCGGTGTTAACCCTGCTATCATTATTTCAATTTTTCCCGCTAAAGGATTGTCTAACATACCTTGCGGGATTTCAGGCATAGCCCCAAACGGTTTTCCCCCACCTAACATTTTTGGCAATTTTAGGTCTCTAAGCATATTTAGTAGCGTTCTCAGAGGGGTGGAAAAAATACTAATTAGTCCTGTTGCAATATCAGTAAGAAGTTTAAGTCCTTTTAACAATATAAGCATAAAAAAGTCTGCTGTAAAGACTGATTTTAACCACTTGAAAGCATTTTTAATACCGTTCCAAATCCCCGGTAATAGGAAGAAAATTTTACCCCAAGACAGGAATATACCAGCAAAGTATACTTTTACTACCCCCCACAGTAGATATCCTATTCCTTGGAAAGCCTTTTTAATCGCTGCTATATATTCCCCATCCTTAAATAATTGATAAGCTTCCTTGAATAAATCCCAAGCCTTTTTAAAGGTGCCGAAAATTCCTGTAATATAATCAACAAAGGAACCTACAAAAAACTGACCTATTTTAGAAATGAGAGGCATCTGTTTAGCGAGCCAAGTAAGAAACGCCATCATAGGAGGAATCAATGGGACTAGCATTAAGTCAACCATTCCACCTAGAATTTGAAATAAAGAACCCAGAAATCCAGTAAACAACTGAGACTGTTTTAAAATGGAGGCTAAACTGAAACTAATACCAGCCTTTTTTAGACCGCCTTTAATTAAACCTTCACCTTTTTTCTTGTCGGAACCCGCATTTCCGCCTCCGTCTGGGTTTGCGGCTGCGTTCTTAGCGGATGCCTCGGATATTAATTTAAAAATTACTTCCGTCCCTGCCATTTATATCCTCCTTTATTGTCTCATTTTATGACCCGCAACACGCATCTCTGCTTCTTGGTCTTCAACTTCTTTAGTTTTTACAGCCGACTCAATACCTAAAATAAGATTTACTTCTGCTTGAGATAAATTTTGTATTACGTCCCAAGGAATACCTTTATCTAATAATACAAACATAATCAGCCAATATTGAAATTTTATTTGGTAATGATATGGTGTATCAATATTCCTAAGATACGCTAAACACCTTTTTTTATTTCCTCAGGGCTTTCCTCCTCACCCTCCCCTGTTATAGTAGGTATGAGCTTTTCAAGTTCCCGTCCAAGTCTCGCATCAATAGATAGTAAAAAAGCTTCTGTAGTTCTACCCCAAGGGGCTTCTACTATAACTTCTTTTAAACACGCTCTCATAAAACCGTCACTATCAAACTCAGGGTCTCCAGAAATTTTCATTTTCACATGTTCGGACATCATCTGGCTTCGCTTACTCCACGAAAGAGGTCTGAGTTTGATCTCAAATTCATCCCCAGTAGACTCTATTTTTATTTTTTGGGGTATAAGTTCACTAGATACTCGGTATTTTTCTATGTCGAACGACTGTACTTCACTATTTTCTTCTGTCACTATATCCTCCTATGGATAAAATGGTTCACTGTCTTTAATTTGTATTTTCATGTTCCTGAATAGTATGTCTACGTCTGTTTGGAGTGGGTTGTCTCCCGTTATACCATGTGGGGCAGAACGCATAAATGCACCCTGTTGCCCCGCTCCTTCAGCGGCAGTACCATCATTCGGAATAGTAATAGTTATTGTATCATTAGTGGCTCTTGTGAAAGTAAGCGTCACTGCAAATCCTGACATACCGTCTGATGCATTCGCAGTACCGGGAGTATTTGTACCGTAATCGCCCTCAAGAATCAATTCTTTGAAGATTGCCCTAGAAGATGTAGTAGCACCAGTCGAGTCTGGTAAGGCAATTGATGCAGACATAGAGTATTCTCTTTGGTTTTCCCTGATTTCAGCAGGGCCACGATGCCTACGTGTGCCTTTTCCTTGATTGTTTATATAGTATCTAGGTTCCTCCGCATTAGATACAGAGAGACTAAAGTTCCTAACTCGTGCAAACTCTACTCCATGAATGGTTAATGAACCCTGTGAAAAGTAATAAGGTTCAGTAGAAGGGAACCCGCCATGTGCGGAAGTTAAACCACTAGCTGCGTCTTTTGCGGGGACACCTATATTAGAAGAACTTATTTGCTGCATTAGTGCATGTCCGGGTAATCCACTCCCTGACCCAGACTCGTAAACTGAGTGAAGTTTTTGATTATGTACCATATCTTGGAAGGTTACTGAGTCCCAACCAGCAGTTAGAAGACCTCCCTCATCTGCGGAAATAGACATAGACCCACAATGCCCACCAAACCAACGTCTATTGAAATCATTTGAGGCATTTTCTGCACTGTCTCGCATATGAACATTCCAAGACATGGTATCTAAATCAACAGTTTCAAAAATGTCGTGTTGGTAATACGGTGATCCTGTTACAACACGAATCTGAGTACC